AATTTAACTGGAGACGATTCAAGCGTGGCGATTACTCTACCTCGAATGTCATTTGATGTCACTGGTTATTCTTACGATGGTTCAAGAAAGTTAAATAAGAATCAGAAACATAGTGTTGCTAAAAATGCTAGTGGAGATGAGAAGAAAGTATTTACTCAACACTCTCCTGTGCCTTATGATGTTAGTTTTGAATTAAATGCTTTTGTTTCAAACTCAGATGATGGTCTACAAATCATAGAACAAATACTACCATACTTTCAACCAGACTACACGGTGACTATGATTATTGATAAAGATATTATGGATACAAAAAGAGATATTCCATTTATATTAGAAGGTGTTGATTATGATGACAGTTATACAGGTGCATTGACTGATAAGAGAAGAATTATCTATACACTAAAATTTACTGCAAAAATATATCTATATGGACCTGTTAGTTCAAGTACTGTTATAAGAAAAGTATCGGCTGATATGTATGATAATGTGTCAAGTGCAACGCCATCTCGTAGTGAAAGAGTCACGGTCACAACAAATCCTACAGGCGCCGATAAAGATGATGTATATACATATACACAATCGTTAGAATTTTTTAGTGACGGTTTGAATTATGATGAGGAAACTGGTAACGATAAATAATAATAGAAGGTTTTTAAAATGAGTAATATTGATGATAAGTTAAATGAAGTGTTGAATATAGCAGAAGAAGTGCTAGATAAAAAAGAAGAAAAGAATCCTTTAGAGATCATAAATGAGAAACCTGTTCCTGCAGTTGTGCCACAAGCTGATGTTGAAACAGACTTTGATACTGGTAGAGGTGAACTCTACAAGTTATTAGAAAAAGGCAATCAAGCAATAGACGGAATACTTGCATTAGCAAAAGAAGGAGAACATCCTAGAGCATATGAAGTGGCAGGTCAATTGATTAAAGGTCAAAGTGAGATCGCACAAAATCTATTAGACTTACAAGATAAACTTAAAAAAATTAAAGATATAAAAGGTGATGTACCAAAGAATGTCACTAATGCTTTATTTGTAGGTTCAACAACTGAACTACAAAAGATGATAAAGAAAAATAAAGATAAAAAATAATGGCAACATTAGATCAATACTTAGGTAATCCTAATCTAAAAAAGGCACACACTAAATCACGATTTACTCCTAAACAAGTAGATGAAGTAATGAAGTGTCTTAATAGTCCTAAATACTTCATAGAAAATTATTTAAAAATTGTCACAATTGATAAAGGTCTTGTGCCTTTTGAGATGTATGACTTTCAGCGGGAGATGGTAGATACTTTTCACGACAATAGGTTTACAATATGTAAATTACCTAGACAAAGTGGAAAGTCAACTATCATTGTATCCTACCTCTTACATTACGTTTTATTTAACGATAATGTGAACGTTGCAATACTAGCAAACAAATCTTCTACTGCGAGAGATTTACTAGGTCGATTGCAACTTGCTTACGAATACTTGCCTAAATGGATGCAACAAGGAGTACTAAACTGGAATAAAGGATCACTTGAATTAGAAAACGGAAGTAGAATCGTTGCGGCTTCGACTTCATCAAGTGCCGTTCGGGGTAGTACTTTCAATGTTATATTTCTTGATGAGTTTGCTTATGTACCTAATAATATTGCGGAAGAATTCTTTAGTTCAGTTTACCCAACAATTTCATCTGGTAAATCATCAAAGGTTATGATCGTATCTACTCCACATGGTATGAATATGTTTTATAAAATGTGGATGGATGCTGTCAATAAGAAAAGTACTTTTGTACCTATCGAAGTACATTGGTCAGAAGTGCCAGGTCGTGATGAGGCATGGAAAAAACAAACGATACAGAATACAAGTGAGTCACAGTTTCAGACTGAGTTTGAATGTGAATTCTTAGGTAGTGTTGATACACTTATCAATGCACAAAAATTAAAAACAATGGCTGTCATAGACCCAAAAAGAAGTCCAGGCGGACTAGATGTCTATGAATTGCCAATAAAAGGTCACACCTATGTCATAACAGTTGACGTAGCGAGAGGTGTTCAAAATGATTATTCTGCTTTCATAGTTGTTGATTCAACGCAGGCGCCATATAAGATTGTCGCAAAGTATAGGAACAATGAGATCAAACCCATTGTCTTTCCTAACATACTAAAGAAAGTAGCAGATCATTACAACAAGGCATATGTTCTAATAGAAATTAACGATCTAGGTCAACAAGTGGCAGACGCAATGCAATTTGAATTAGAATACGATAACATGATGATGGTTACACAAAGAGGTCGTGCAGGTCAAGTATTGGGCGGCGGCTTTAGTGGTCGTGGTAATCAACTAGGCGTAAGAATGACTAAAGGTACTAAAAAAATTGGAACTTCAAATTTGAAAAGTCTGATAGAATCTGATAAGTTAATCATAAGTGACTTTGATATTATTGCCGAATTGTCAACTTTCATATCAAAAGGAAAATCTTTTGAGGCCGAGAGTGGTGCTCATGATGACTTAGTTATGTGTCTAGTTATCTTTTCTTGGGTTGCGAATCAAAGATATTTCAAAGAATTGACTAACGTAGATGTACGAGGTCAAATGTTTACAGATCAAAAGAACGCAATTGAGTCAGATATGGCACCTTTTGGGTTCATAGATAATGGTTTAGACGATCCTGAGGGTTTAGATAACGGGTATTTTGATGACGCAGGTGAACTGTGGCAACCAGTGACTTATCGTAAGGGTGAATAGTAGAGATTTGGAGATACATAAATATCTAAAGTAAAAGGGTTATAACTAATAAAAATTAATATTAATATTAAGGAGAAACAAACATGGCTTTTCAAGTATCACCGGGTGTTAATGTGACTGAAAAGGATCTAACGAATGTAATTCCTGCCGTATCAACTACTTCTGGCGGAATCGTTATCACAGCAGAAAAAGGACCTATTGATGAAATTACAACTGTTTCATCTGAACAAGAATTAGCTGAAGTATTTGGAAAACCAAACTCATCTAACTTCGAAGAATGGTTTAGTGCTGCGAACTTTTTAGGTTACGGAAACAATCTGAAGGTAGTAAGACCGATCACTGGCATGCTAAATGCTAGCGTATCTGGATCACCTATCTTAGTAAAAAATACAACTGACTACTTAGACAACTTCTCATCAGCTGCAAGTTTTGCTGCTAATGTTGGTGCTTATGGCGCTAGAGAAGCAGGAACATTAGGAAACTCACTTAAAGTTTCTGTATGTTCTAACTCTACTGCTTTTGGACCACACTCAATGAGTGGTAATCTAGTTGCTGACGCTTCTGCTGCTATCGGAGATACAACAATTTCTGTTGACGATGGTAGTTTAATGCAAGTTGGTGACATACTAGAATTTGGAGATGCTGCTGCTGTTCCTTCAACCGACGGTGCACCTTCTGGATTCTATTACAAAATAACTGCAATCTCAACTAATCTTTTAACAATCGCAAGATTCAATCCTCAAACAGGAAAAACTGAATCAGGTGGTTTAAGACACGCTGTTGTTGACAATGCTAAAGTGTTAAGACATTGGGAATACTACTTTAACTTTGGTACACCACCTACAACAACAGATGACGTATCTGCTGCTGGTGGAACACTAGACGAACTGCATATTGCAGTTATAGATGAAGACGGCGCAATCTCAGGAACTACTGGAACAATACTAGAAACTTTTGCTGGTGTTTCACAGGCTCATGACGCTAAAACTTCTAACGGTGCAAGTAATTATTATCCAAACGTACTTTATACTCAATCAAAATACATTTATTGGGTAGATCACTTAGCAACTTTATCAGACGGTCTTGCTAAAACAGGAACAACTTTTGATAATTCTGTTGGGGATGCATTTGTTGTATCTAATACTTCACTTGCAAGTGGTACGGATGACTTTGCTGCTACTAACGCTGAGATCGCTACTGCATACGAAAAATTTAATGACACAGAAAATGTTGATTTAAGTTTATTAATATGTGGACCATCTCAAACAGGTGCTGACGCAACTGGAGATACAAAGGCAACTGCTGTTATGGATATTGCAACAGACAGAAAAGACTGTGTTGCTTTCATATCACCTGCGAGAGCAGATGTAGTTGGTGTTGCAAACGCAATCACACAAACTCAAAATGTAGTATCATTTGCTGATGGTTTACCGTCAACAAGTTATGCTGTAATTGATAGTGGTTACAAATATATGTACGATAGATACAATGACGTTTACAGATTTGT